AGTTCCATTGACGGTAGAAGGTCTAAAAGCATGTAAGTTACTGTCAAGTGACGGATTCACAGTAAACGTAACACTGTGTTTCTCAGTTGCACAAGCAATACTAGCATCAAAGGCAGGAGCTACATATATTTCACCATTTGTAGGAAGAGTTGATGATAATTCATTTGATGGTTTAGGTCTAGTTGGAGACATTGCGAAACTATATAGAGAACACCTGTCAAGAACACAAGTTCTTGCTGCATCTCTTAGAAATGTGAAAGATGTTGCAGATTGTTTCTCAGTGGGAGCAGACGTTGTTACCATGCCCCCTGCGATATTTGGCAAGATGTACAACCACATTCTAACCGACAAGGGATTACAATTATTCCAAGACGATTGGAACTCTATTAAGAAAGACTAATGGCACTATCAGAACAAACATTAGAAAGTCTCAAGAAGGCAGAAATCCATCTTCGTGACGCACTTGCGTTTGCAGCAAGAGTAGAAAAACCCTATGTGGTGAGAGAGTTAGGTGGTATCATATCTCATTTGGATAACATCCAAGGAACTGAGACCTTGTTTGACAAGATGACTACCGCTATTGATAGAATGGAAAAGGAACAAGAGACGGATGAATGACTTAAGGTATCGTGATGAACGTATGGCATTACGCCAACAAGCATTTCTTTCTTTAAAACATTACAACACTCTCGAAAATGTCCGTAACCTCTACGAATTCTGCCACCTCTGGGTATCGCAAGGTAAAACCGATACTAGAGGAATCGAAGAAAGTTTTCTTAGATACTGCGAAAACTATAGCAATCCGTAAGGGTTCTATTGCAAGACTCGGCCACATAGAGGGTCGGGTTCTTTTTGTAGGTGACGAACCCCATAGAGGCTTAGATGGTAGAAGGTTGTCTACATACCTTACAATATGTTTTAATGAAATCTCTCACGGTGCTATATGTGTTTTTGAGCACGAGTGGGAAAAAGTAGAAGTAATCGAGTACTAATTATGTTTACAATTTATGGCAAAGATGAATGTCCCATGTGTTTCAAGGTAAAAGTTGTACTTGAAATGCTAGGTAAGGAATATGAGTATAAAGAATTAGACAAAGATTACACAACAGAAGAATTTGAGTCTAAGTTTCCAAATACTATCTCCTTACCCCAAGTAGTATTAGATGGTAAGACTTTAGGAAACGCCAATGAAACCCTAAAGTATCTAAAAGAACATAGAATTTTTTAACATGTTTCCTACAGATATGGACATAAATAAAGGCGTAGAACTTATACTCAAAGGAGATAAAAAGAAACCGCCTAAACAAACACCAAAGTTCTTCGATATCAAACTTTCTTTATTTGGCAGAGAGTTTAGACTATCGTTAGATATTAAAAAGAAAAATTAACCTTGGGAGGAATCCAATGGAATCATCAGCACTTCTTGTAGTATTCAGTATACTATGCTTTACATTTTTGATATTAGGTGGTATAATTGGATGGTTAGCCCAACAAAACAATTATGTCAATATGCAAAATCATGGTGCGTTCTCAGCTCACCCTGAGATGTATGATGAAAATGGGATGTTAATTCCCGATGAAATAGTAGCCTTGAGGTTTGAAAATCCTAATGACAACAGCGAAGAAGACGACAGCGACGAAGACTAGATCTGCGTCCACGAGGAAGAAAACTACCACTCGTAAAAAAACCACTGCATCTAAACCAAGGACAGTAGCAGTTAAAAAGAGAGAACTGCCAGCTAATCCTATGGTTCATGAACTTTTAGAGGCGGTAGACTCTGAAAGAGTAAAAGCAAAGAAATTGGATTTACTTCGTACTCATGGAGAAGATTCATTTAAAATGACTATGATTTGGAATTTTGATGAGTCTGTAGTCTCTATGTTACCCGATGGTAATGTTCCATATCAACCTGTAGAAAGTGATGTTCAAGCAAGTGTGGACAAAGGACTTCCTCAGAGATCAACTATTCGCAATACTGCAAGACAGTTTTACCGCTTTGTAAAAGGTGGTGATGATGCAATGAATAAGATCAAAAGAGAAAGTCTCTTCATTAATATTCTTGAGACACTACCACCACCAGAGGCAGAGATCTTAGTGTTAGTTAAAGATAAAAGACTAACAGAAAAATACAATATCACTAAGGAATTAGTGGCAGAAGCATATCCAGAAATTACTTGGGGGAATAGATCCTAATGAAAGTACTACACGAAAAGTGTGATCCAAAATTAGCACAAGATAAGAAGTTGCCTTACACGGCATATCTTGTTGAATATGTTGATAAGGAAAATGGAGAGGAAAAAACTTTCTATGATATTACAACATGTCTAAAACAAACAGACATGTTTGATTTCTACTATGATAAGTACAAAACAGGATTAAAGGGTTGGAAGCAAACTGAAGGCATTGTCAACCCAAAGCTTTGGAATTCAGAACCAGAGAAAAAATCATCAACAGGCAAACCATCCCAAAGAAAACGTAAATGATTAATCCTATGAGTGTTGTGAAAAATGTAAGAACTGTTTACAGCAGATTTTACCAAAAAAATATCAAGGAAGTTGAAGTGCGATTTGGTAATGAAGACCCTGCATGGATTCCTTATGATACTTTACTTGCCATGATGAACTTTGAGGGGGACATATTAAATGGCTGAAGAGGGAAAAGTTAACATGAACTTAGATGAGTATAAGAAACTCATCAAGAAGTATAAGAAGACAAAGAAATATATGAAATCCAATCTCTTCCAAGTTAAAATGATGGATGGCACAGAGAAATTTGTTTCACAACTATTGAAAGAGGCAGACCAAGTGCAAGATGAATTATGAATTAATTGATAATTTTCTTGCGCCTGATCAGTTCAAAGCCATTCAAGATCTTATCTTAGGTTATAAGATGAGTTGGAATTGTTGTAATGGTGTTGTACTGCCAGGGGATGGCAACTTCCAGTTTGTGCATGTTTTTTACACTAACTATGCACCACAGAGTCCGTTCTTCAATGATTTGAGTCCAATATGGAACAAACTTGATCCTGTATCTATTGTCAGATGCAAAGCCAATCTAAATATGATGACACAGACTCATATAGAAAGTGCTTATCATAGTGATGTTGACAATTGCATCACGGCCATATATTATGTAAATACTAACAACGGATATACTGAGTTTGAAAGCAATGGTATGAAAGTTGAAAGTGTCGAGAATCGAATTATAATTTTCGATTCAAACGAAAAGCATAGAGGAGTCACAACTACTGATACTCCCAGAAGGTCAGTAATTAATTTTAATTATTTTATTTGATATGGACAAGAACCACTTAAAACTTATGATTAAGCAATTGAAAATGGTTGTTGAAGAATTGGAAGCAGAAGTTTATTCTGATCCCACTTCTTATGTTGAACCTGATGGTAAGAAAGTTACCTATGCAGATCAAGAAGAAATGTAATGGACGTAAAGTTAGTAACAGTTACACCTGACGCAGAGAAAACAATGGCACATATTGCCAGAGTTTCCAACCCTGCCAATCAGGACAATGAAAAGTTTGCTGGACTTATTAAAATACTGTATCAAACATAATCACTGGTCAGTATTTGAACAATCTAGTATGACTCTTGAAATTGAAACGACTCGTGCCATTGCAGCACAGATTCTACGTCATAGATCATTTACTTTTCAAGAGTTTTCTCAGCGATACGCTGATAGTACAAAATTGGGAGAGATTCCTATCCCAGAACTCAGAAGACAAGATGAGAAGAATCGTCAAAATTCAACAAACGATCTTGATGAGTTTGTTAAACAAAAGTTGGAACTACAAATGAACACTTTGTTTAGCTCTGCGACTGCCTTGTATCAACAAATGTTAGAAGAAGGTGTCGCAAAGGAATGTGCCAGAATGGTTCTACCACTCTGTACACCCACAAGAATCTATATGACAGGTTCTTGTAGATCATGGATTCATTATATCGAACTGAGATCCGCTCATGGTACTCAGAAGGAACACATGGACATTGCACAAGCATGTAAAACTGTATTCATAGAACAGTTTCCAATAGTTTCTGAAGCATTAGAATGGAGAAATGGGGTGGTCGAAATTCAAAAACAAATCAAAAAAGAACTTCACGGAGAGGAAACTTAATGGCAACATACCCTGTAGTCAACAAAACAACTGGTGAACAGAAAGAAGTTGTAATGAGTATTCATGATTGGGATCAATGGAAAACTGATAATCCCGAATGGGATAGAGATTATTCAGATCCATCAACAGTTCCAGGCGTGGGAGAAGTTGGAGAGTGGAAAGACAAACTCACCAACAAACATCCAGGCTGGGGTGAGATTCTAAAGAAATCTGAAAAGGCTGGTGGAATACAGGGTCGTTTAGCTAACAGAGGTATTACTTAAATATGTCAACTAAAAAAAGAAGGAATACTAATAGTCAGCACCGTGATTCAGTTGGTGCTGGAATGACTGCTAAACAAATGCGTAGGAAGAGACCAATTAACAATGGTATGTTAGTTGACATCGAACCTATCACAGATAATCAAAAGGTATTATTTGATCACTATGCAAAAGGAAAGAATATGTTTGCATATGGTGCTGCTGGTACAGGAAAAACTTTTATTAGTTTGTACTTAGCACTTAAAGATGTTCTTGACGAAATGACACCATATGATAAGGTGTACATTGTTAGATCATTAGTATCTACGAGAGAGATTGGTTTCCTTCCAGGCGACCATGAAGATAAGTCATCACTATATCAGATTCCTTATAAGAATATGGTAAAGTATATGTTTGAAATGCCTTCAGACAATGACTTTGAAATGTTATACGGTAATTTAAAAGCTCAAGAGACTATTTCATTCTGGAGCACATCATTTATCAGGGGAACAACACTTGATAATTGCATTGTGTTAGTAGATGAGATGCAAAACTTGAATTTTCATGAATTAGATAGTATAATAACAAGAGTAGGGGATAACTGTAAGATAATATTTTGCGGTGATTCTACTCAAACGGATCTTACAAAATCCAATGAGAAGAATGGCATCTTAGACTTTAAACGCATCATTGAGATCATGGAAGATGATTTTGGTGTAATCGAATTTGGTTTAGATGACATTGTTCGCTCAGGTCTAGTAAGAAACTATTTGGTTACTAAACTCGCTTTGTCTTTATAATGTTTACCCACTTGAATAAACTTGGTGATTTTGAGTTAGAAGCCAATACCATAGATGGGGTCAGATATTACACTCTTCCGAGTGGAAAGAAGGCTCCTTCTATTACTTCCATAACTAGTTTCTATAATCGTCAGATATTCAAAAACTGGAGAGAGAAAGTAGGTGAGGAACAAGCAAACAAGATAACAAAAGTGGCCACCGACAGGGGTACTAAGTTTCATGATTTGGTTGAAAAATATCTTTTAAATGAAGTTAAAGATAA